GATAATGATTATCTGAGCTATCAATCTTTAGCGTATAATCATGATACTGGATATAAGACTGTTGAAACAATTGATCTTCATCTCCAACAATTTGGCACATGTACTCTCTGTAAAACACAGAAGAACGTCCAATAGATTCCAGTTCTTTTTTCTTTTGTAATAATTTATCAATAGGTTGCCACTCTTCCCACAAAGCTTTCTTTTTATCTAAGTCAGGACTAAAGTGCATGTTTACCCAACCTTCCATTTGTTTTAATATTTCTACTAAACATCGCTGGTGCTGAGGAGTACCAATAACAATAATCTTTCCTTTTTGCGGATCTAAAGAAGGAACAGCACTCTGTAGCAACCAACGAAGATTCTGCTCCATTGCTTCTGCTGTTTTGGTATTGTTCTCATCTTCAGGATCATCTACAATAATAAGAGTAGGGCGTTGGCTACCTACTTTAATACCACGAAGCTGTTGCCCTGTGCCTTTACAAATAATCATAGACCCATCTTTTAACTCTATCTCTGTCTTTGACCATTGCTTTGCACTATGTTGCCCCCAATATCCGTAGACCTGTCGAAAAGTTTCTGAGTACTCTATTGTATCTTTTATTGTACCCAATAGCTTAATCGCATGATCTTGGGTTCTAGACACTAATACAATAAGTTTTGCCCCACTGTCATTCATAATATGGAATAAAGGATATACACCTCCAACGATAGAGGATTTAGCGTGACCACGTGGGGCAATAATGTTTACTTGTTTTTTAGAATCATCTACTAAAGACTCTGCTATTTTATAATGAAAATCAGGAGAAGAAGCAGAAAACATATTAGACATAATTACTTTTCCAAACATAATCATGTTCTTGCTTAATTTCTCTTTTATATACTCTTTGTGCTTTTTTGCCATAAACTATTTTCGTTTTTTAGGCTTATTCGGACACTTCGTCATATTTACTATTTTACTTTCTAGTAAAACTCCTGTTTTAAGACCGCAATGTGTGTTATCCTTATGCTTACCTGCAAACACACAGTTTTTCTCTTTTAAGGTGCAATATGCAGCCATTAAAGATGATCTGTAATAAAGGTATCGTAGTAATAACCAGATGTCTCCATTTCTTTCAAGGCATCAATAGCTATTGTAGACATAAACGCAGGATCTCCTTCATGCATTACAGCAATCACGTGTAATGCTCGTACTGCTATTTCAATTTGCTCGTGAATAAGATTATTCTCGTCTAAGCCTTCGTATTCGTTGTCTATATCACTCGGCTGGTTCATTTGTTTCTGATTTCCGTTGTAGGGTTACCTTTTTTTCTTCTTTGGCTATAGTATCTGCTATTTGTTTCGTAACATCTACTTGAACTGTGTCTGTAATCATTTGTTTGTTTGGTTTCATCTCTAATAAGTCCATTAGATAGTCATTTGCCTTTAAAAAATTGTTTACATCCCCTTTGTCTTCTGCCATTGCTAGTGCACGTACAATATTATCTAGTGCAAATTCTTTGTTAATAGACTTATCGTGCAATAATTCTTTAATCTTCTTTTCAACCATGCGTTTTGTCACTTTTTGTTTGAGGAATCTTCGGACGGTGGCTGCTGGAGTTTGCTGGTCAGGTCTATAGATTTGTCCAAGAACATTAAAGTCAACCGCATTGCTCCCCAATAGCATATTTGCGTAAGCATTAACAGTATTTTTACTCCTCGTTTTACCATTTTCTTCCTCATCCCATGTTCGTTTAGGGTTTGTTTTACTATATACTCCATATTCGTGATTTACCAAAAAATTTATTTTAGAAAAACTAGAATCCCATCCTACTCCACACGTAAGCTTAATAAACGTTTTAACGTGTCCAGCTTTATCGGTATAACTCTTTCGATCAAAACATTCAGATACGTAACCATCATCTGTTAATCCCCATTCTCCTACCTCTGCCTGCTTCCAAGGCACGTATTGAATCTTTTTTACTGATGCCTCTTCCTTGCTGTATACAGGGTAATGATTTGTTTTTCCTTTAATTTTTCTTTTTATTTTCACAAGTGTAGCTACACTACCATATAGCTATATGTTAGTATACTATATGGTTATATATATATATATACTATTATTAATCCATACTCTTTTTATCAGAATGATCTACTCCAATATGCTGAGCTATAATCTTTGATACGATTTCATACTCTGCTTCAATAGCTTCTAAGTTTTTTTCTTGATTGTTCAATATATCTTCATATTGACTCTCTGTCATAGTCTTTTGTTCCCACTTACCAGTATTGACATTCAGTACTTCGTATTCCCTGTTACGTTTTTTATCCATGTTCTACTTTAAGTTAATATTGCTATCTATATTAATACAATGATTTAATTGGAATAAAGTTCCATGTACTCCTTTAGAAAGTTATTTTAGAATGTGAGTGGAAGGAACATGTTACATGGTACCCCCTATGTTTTGGGTTGCACGTTACTTATTAGGTTGAGTTGACTTTTTTAGTTCCACTTAACTACTGGGTGTAAGCAAGCTTACCCTAATAGCTTTCTTTATACACACACGTACGTAAGTATCTACTAATCCATACACATCTACCATGTACATGCACACATATTACCACTTACAATACGCTTCCTTTATTTATAATGAGAACACATATGATTCTCTCAGAACTAATCATCTACAACATACACCCTAATAGGGACATTCATAGGAGGTTTATCATGAACCCAAGATAGTTAAAACCTATCAACCTGATCAAGTTACTGTTGGTCAGTTAAGCCTATGTACTGGTTCACAACAGCAGGATTAAATGGTATCACCGAAATATCAGCCAGTACATAATCATCACAACTAAACAACGGAGCAAAAATGAATAAACTAAAAGTATATGTCTTCCATTTACTAAGCGAAGTCAATGAGGCAACTGGATACGAAAGAGTATATGTTTATGCAAAAGATTCTTTTGACGCTTTACTATTACTCCTAAAACGATTCCCATGTGATATAAACGAGTACAATATCGATAATGAGGGTAGAGACCAATACAAATTGCAAAAGCTTGACAAGATATACCCTCAAATGTATGCAAAACCCAATTACTTAATCATCAATAACCCTCATCAAACAAGGAAGAAAAAATAATGGAAATATTACAACTAATAGCATACACGTGTGGACTAACAGTTTACATTATGATAGGTATGCATTTATACAAATTAATTAAACGTAAATAAAATAATATAACTATACAAATGTAAAGGGAATAGCTCTTCTAGAACTGTTTCCTTTATATTTGGTATCAGGTTTTTTAGCAAAAAGTGGTTCTATCAACCGAAGAGTCCTACCACATTTAAAGGATAATGATAGATAGTAATGCAAAAAACCAGAGAGCAACACTCAGCTCCTCTACCGAATGGTTAACTCATGTGAAAATGGGGAGCTGGGTATATCTAAATAAACAATTAAACTAGACTCGGCAAGTCGATGAATCAAAGGGCTGGTATGTATAAAGCTATACTAGTTATAATCCGCCCAAAGCGGACACCATTTAGTACACATCTTATAAGCGTAGACCTACAGATGTTATTAATATGGATAAATAAAAAGACCGTTCATAGAATGGACTTTTTTGCAAGGCTTTATACTAAGTCAGCCCTCGTTTAATAAACTAAAAGGAGTAACTATGAAAGATATTAAAGAGTCATTAAAACTAACTGGCTGGTATGCACTAGGAGCTACTGCCATTGGAATAAGTAAAGTAATTAACACAGGTAGGTCTATCGCATTAGAACTAAAGAAAGGCACACCTCAAGAATTTGTACGCTATACCAATCAAGACATAGCAAAAACATTTAAAAACAAATTCAGCAAAGCTAACCCTGAAACATAATTAAGGAGAATAATAATGGATAAACTAAAATATTTTATTATAAATGATATAATAAAAAATGCAGATTGTAAAATGGTATTAGCTGGTCGAACTATTTATGATAAAAAGATGCAAGAAGAAGATTGTAAAAATCAATTAAAAATAGACCTTGAATCATTAAGCGTAACATCATTGTATATATTATACTCAACTGTTTTAAACAAAAATTAAGGGAAGAAATGCTTCCTTTATGTCTGGCAATTATGCCACTTAACCAAAGTACAAGGAAATAACATGAAAACACTAAAACAAATACTAACAGAAATGAGATCTAAAGCTGTAGAAAGTGCAGAGCTAGGATATAATAATGTATGGATCAGAAGATCAAAGCAAGATCCAGAAAATAGCAAAGCATATATCAATGAAAATGCTAGTATCTCTCAAGCTTCAGAAGATAAAACTACCGAATGGATTTATAATCTTTGGGTAAAAACTACTGAAGAGGGACTAGAAGAAATGGACACATTTGTAGAAACAGAGCTAATACCAAAAGGCATGAGTCTATTTGTTGATAAAGATACTAATGAACCAATAGAAGTCTTATCAAAAGACAAGGGTTCAGTACGGTTCATGATAGCTAGGTCTAATTTAGTGTCATAACATCTAAGAAAAGAAGTACAGGGAGAAATCCTTGTATTTCTTTTTTATTAAGGTGCTAACGCACGTTATTTTATTATTTAAAAGGTGCTTCGCTCAGTACTTTTAATTTAAGAACAGATGAACAAGCTTCTGAGTACAAATATAAATAGTTTATTATGAACATATATGTTACATTATGAGGCGTTTTAAGGGATATAACAAGAAAGTAATGAAGGACAATTTATACTCTGGTTAAGTATAGGTAATGGTCTATTATGACTAACTAAATTACCATGAGGGAGCAGTTTATTTATTTAGACTGCTTCCTTTATTTCTAATAATATAAATGGGAGTTACAACATATGAAATGCACTATACATCCGTATACATCAATACAATACCAAGAAGTTATAAAAGAAAAAAGACTGCCTTGGTCTGATGAATTTGTAAAAACCTATCACGATACACCATACTGTTCTGATTGTTTTGAAGAATATACAAAAACAGGTGTTTATATTAACAACTTAACCAACGATACTAGGAGTAATTATGCAATATACAAAAACGTTACAAAATAATAACATTAAAAACGTGTACAATAGAGAAGCATTATCAGATGCAATTATAGATCTAGGATGCGTACCAAATGATTTAAATAGCATTAGTCAACAATTAGATGACTTGTATTATCAAGCAACAAAAATACAACATACAATAACATTGGTAAACAAGGAACTAATACGTGTAATAGATCAAATAAAAAAAGATTCAGATAAAGCGAGGTATAGTTTATGAGTACAACAGAAACAGATTACATCTTTGATAAACTTTATGAACACACTAAAGATTATATGGAAGAACGTATGAACGACATAATGAGTGATTTAAAAGAGGATTTTCATGTAAGCGAAGATGTGTCTAGAAAATTATTTTACTCGTTTCTAGAGAACAAATACAACGTTAAACATAGTTTACCAAATTATAACAATACAATAGATAAACTAAATGAATTAACTATAATAAAAAACAATAAGGAGTCTGTATGAGTAAGCTAGGAACATTTACAGCAGTTGCTAAAGGTGCAAGCTATTTAGGAATGGCATTAAATCAAATGGTAAAATTAGCAGCTCATGGAACAAGGACAGCTGCTGATTTTGTTATTGATAAAAAACGGTATGACGTTGAATTACTTGTAGGTGGAGCTACTATAGAAACTAAACATAATCAATCAGGTGCACAGCTATCTAAACTTGTAAGAATTATGGGTGATGTAGGTGTAGAACAAGCAATTATAACCGATGTTAAAAAGGAGAAAAAGTAATGGTCATTATTGATATACCAAACTGGATGTTGTACATCTCATGGTTTATAGGATCTAACATAATAGTAGTTATTACTCTTTTGTTATGGATGTGGTTTTTAAACTGGAGAGATACTCGTAAGGAGGCATCATGAGTGAACCTTGGTTAGAACTAGGATATGATATGGATACATACTACAAAGAAATGCATGTAGCTAAAAAACTAAAAGAACTAAAAGAACTAAAAGAAGTAATGAATTTAGTTAAAGAAAGATTAATAACAGTATCTAATCATAAAATAACAAAAAATCAACAAAAACATATGATTAAAAACACAATTAAAATAATAAATAAAACAGAAAAGGAGTCAATAACATTATGAGTAAAATAAATTCAAGTATACCATATTCTAACAGAATACATAGCAATGAAGAAACCCAATCATTGCAAATAGAATATGATAAAATGGAGCATGCTGCTTATACGCAAAATGAATTACTTCTTGATAAAGAAAAAACTATAGCAGAAATAAGATTAGCTACATTGAAAATACAAGATCTGTTAATAAAACAACACGACTACATTTCAAGAGGACTTAAAGATAAAGTTCAGGAACAAATAACAGAAATACTTTATAA